AAGCTTAAATCCATCCATTACATATGAACATTCTCAGGGGAAGGAGGAATTCAAAATGGAGTATGAATTATACCATCACGGTATCAAAGGCATGAAGTGGGGCGTTAGACGTTATCAGAACAAGGATGGCTCTCTGACCCCGGCTGGTAGAAAGCGCTACGATCGCGATATTAGCGAGAATAATGCTAAGAAGAAAGATAATCGCATTGTCATAGACGGCCCCGATGCTCGTCGTTGGGTTAAAGAAGATATTAGTAGAACTAAGAAAGTAGTAGATTCTACTTCCGATATGACTCGGCAGCTTAAGAACATCGAAAGTAGTACCAGAGGATCTTCTAAAAAACAAAAGCTGGATCTTAGTGGCATGAGTGATCAGGAGCTTAGAGATCGTATTAATCGTGCCAATCTCGAGCGACAGTATAATGACTTATTCGCTCCGGAGCAAGCTCCTAAAATTTCTAAAGGCAGAGAGGTAGCTAGTTCTATACTCGATACCGCTGGCACTGTTCTTGCGGTTGGCAGCTCTGCTTTAGCTATAGCTCTTGCTATTAAGGAACTTAAGGGGTGAACCCAAAATGGCATTATCAAACACTGCCACCCCGAAATACTATGGCATGTTTCGTGATGCCGTAATTCGAGGTGAAATACCTGTATGCGAAACCGTCTCTATGGAGATGAACCGAATAGATGCTCTAATCGCTAACCCTGGAATTTGGTATGACGACCAAGCTATCCAGGGTTTTGTTAATTTCTGCGAGAACGAGCTCACTCTTACTGATGGCTCAGACTTGCGGTTACTTGACACATTCAAGTTATGGGCAGAGCAGATATTCGGATGGTACTACTTTGTAGACCGAAGCGTATACGTACCCGATCCTAGCGGTCATGGCGGCCGTTATGTGAAGAAAACTATCAAGAAGAGACTTGTAAACAAGCAGTATCTTATCGTTGCTCGTGGTGCTGCTAAGTCTATGTATGCATCTTGTATTCAGAATTTCTTTCTGAACATCAACACTGCTACTACGCATCAGATTACTACTGCGCCTACTATGAAACAGGCGGAAGAGGTATTGTCGCCCATTCGTACTGCTATCACTCGAGCTAGAGGGCCTTTGTTCAAATTCTTAACTGAGGGTTCTCTCCAGAATACTACCGGTTCCAGAGCCGAACGTATGAAACTCGCTTCTACTAAGAAGGGTATTGAAAACTTCCTTACTAATTCTCTATTAGAGATTCGCCCCATGTCTATCGATAAGCTTCAGGGCTTACAGGTCAAGTGCGCCACGGTTGATGAATGGCTTTCTGGCGACATTAAGGAAGATCCTATTGGCGCTCTCGAACAGGGTGCCACCAAGGAACAGGGCGGTGCCGACCAGGACAACGACTATCTGATCGTTGCTATTAGTTCCGAAGGTACTGTCCGAAACGGATGCGGCGATACAATCAAAATGGAGTTAATGGACATTCTCAAAGGAGAATACCAGAATCCTCACGTCTCTATCTGGTGGTACAAGCTCGATTCTATCGATGAAGTAGCGGAGCCCGAGATGTGGCTTAAAGCTAATCCGAATCTTGGTAAGACTGTTAGCTATGAAACTTACCAGCTCGATGTCGAGCGAGCTGAGAAAGCACCTGCTGTCAGAAACGATATTCTGGCTAAACGATTCGGTATCCCGATGGAAGGTTATACATATTACTTCACTTATGAAGAAACCCTTCCGCATCGAAAAAAAGAGTTCTGGGGTATGCCGTGTGCACTTGGCGCCGACCTTTCGCAAGGCGACGACTTCTGTGCGTTCACGTTTATGTTCCCATTAACGAATGGATCGTTTGGCATAAAGACTCGAAACTATATCACTTCCAATACTCTTATGAAACTCCCTTCGGCAATGCGTATGAAATACGACCAATTTGTCAAAGAAGGTAGTCTGATAGTTCTCGAAGGAACCGTGTTGGACATGATGGAAGTTTACGAGGATCTTGATGACCATATTGTTCGAACCGAATACGATGTTCGTTGCTTCGGTTACGACCCATATAACGCCCAAGCATTTGTTAAACGTTGGGTTGACGAGAATGGCCCATTTGGTGTCGAGAAAGTTATTCAGGGTGCTAAAACGGAGTCTGTACCTCTCGGCGAATTGAAGAAACTTTCTGAAGAGAGAATGCTCTTGTTTGATGAAGAGCTTATGACCTTTGCAATGGGCAACTGTATCACTCTCGAAGATACAAATGGTAACCGTAAACTTTGGAAGAAGCGATATGATCAGAAGATCGACGCCGTTGCCGCTATGATGGATGCTTATGTCGCTTACAAACTTAATAAAGACGCCTTTGAGTAAGGAGGTGAGCGATATTAGCAATTATATTTTATACCATCATGGCATTAAAGGCATGAAGTGGGGCGTACGTCGATATCAGAATCAGGACGGTTCTTTAACCCCTGCGGGAAAGAAACGGTATTACAATAATCCAGATCTTATCACGCAAAAGTCAGAATTAGATGCTGCTAAAAAGAGGATGAATGAATCTAGCAAAGTTGCGTCTAAAGCGTCAAACCGATATCAAAATGTACCTACTCCTAAAAACTATCAAGTATACGAAGAAGCGCAAAAGCAATTTATATCGGATAGAACTAATTATAAGAATCTCAAACTGAAATACGATACGAATAAAGAAGTTTCTAGAATTCGTGAAAAAGATATAGATTTTTCCGATAAATCCAAACATCGTTTGAAGCTAGAAGAACAGTATAAAAAGATGGGCATGAATGATGAAGAAGCTCAGGCTGCTGCTAACAATCGTATACGTACAGAAAAGCTGTTAGCTGCGTCCGCTGCGCTTACCATCGGTGCTTGTGCGGCATATGCAGCTAATAAAGCCATTAAGAATAGAGTCGACGGTGTAATTAAGTCTGGTGATATTCTTCAGCGAATCGAGATGGAAGACACTAATGGTAAGCTTCACGATATGTTTTATGTCGCTAAAGGTAAACATGACAGTAAACGATATGAAGGTCTTCTTGGCATGGCTAGAAAGAATGAGACTGGTCATGCATATATGATGAAGCTCGAAGCAATGGCGGATGTAAAAGTCGCATCTAAAGATAATGCGTCTAAGATATTCGGAGAACTTTATAAAAATGATCCAGAATTTAGATCTACAGCTTCTAAATATGTCGGCGAGCATTTCTCGGGTCGTAATAAACTAGACCCCACAAATCTTAGCGATAGAAACATTAAGAAATTGTATGAAAATTTCAATTCGAACATAATGTTTGTTCGTGAAGACGGTAAGGGCATAGATAAGCAATTTTATAGTAAGTTAAAATCCGCTGGTTATGGCGCTATTCAGGATATTAACGATATGAAATTTAGCGGCTATAATGCTAAAAATCCTCTTATAATCTTTGATAACTCCAAGGGTAATATACTGGTTAAATCCTATAATGAGATGACAGAAAATATTGGTAAAAAGGGCACCATCGAATCGATTAAAACGATTGGCGAGAGCTATACTAAAGAGTTTCTTAATAAAGGTTTACCGATGACAGCTATAGGTTTAACTGGGGCTACAGCAGTTACATATAATAGCGATCCTAACAAGCAATACAAAAACTATAAAAGTAGGTGATATTTATGTCCGATTATGTTTTATACCACCACGGTATTAAAGGCATGCGCTGGGGTGTACGTCGATATCAGAACAAAGACGGCTCTCTGACTCCGGCTGGTAAGAAGCGTCAGGCTAAGCAGGATTACCGTAACGCTAAAGATTCTGCGTTTGCTAAATATGAGAAAAGCATCGGCTCTATCGAAAAAGGTTATAAGCGTGGTCAGATGCTTTCTAAAAAAGATCAGGCTCGGGAAGAAGCAGCTGAGAATGAATACAATAAAGCTGCCGCGAAAGCCAAAAGCGATTATAAGAAGGCCAAGGCAGATATTAAGTCTGAAAAACGAGCTGCTAGACTACAGAAAAAGTATCCTGGAAAGAGCATAGAAAGCATCGATAAATACTATGATGAACAGAAAAAGTCGAGAAAGATGTTGAGGACAGCTGCCGGAGCTAAAATAGTCAGTCGTGCTATGAACGGAATGGGTCAGAGCTTGTACAATAAGTATAAAGATGGCGCTTCTCCGGCTGGTGTAAATGCTATAAGAGGTCTTGGTTACGCTTCTAAAGCTTTGAAACTTATCGGTGATGCTACTACGGTATCTGCGTATGCTAATCAATTTAAAGCGTATCAAGAGTTCATGCTGAGTTGATTGGGGTGAAACTTCAAAATGGGTTTAATGGATAGACTCCAGCATGGCTGGAATGCTTTTGTAAACAATCGAGATCCTACGGAGTATCGCGATAGCGGTTATACATATTCTTATAGACCTGATCGTCCTCGTCTTTCTCGAGGCAACGAGCGTTCTATTGTGAATTCCATCTATAACCGTGTCGCTATGGACGTTGCGGCGATCAACATGATGCATTGCAAGCTCGATGATAATGGTCGATTCGATTCCGTTATCAATTCTAAGCTTAATAATTGTTTAACTCTTGAAGCCAATATCGATCAGACAAGCAGAGCCTTCATTCAGGATGTAGTTGTGTCTATGTTCGATGAAGGTCATGTCGCAATCGTTCCTATCGATACTACTATTAATCCTAAAGATAGTGGATCTTACGATATTGTATCCATGCGAGTGGGTAAGATTCTTGAATGGAGACCTGCTCACATTAAGGTTCGAGTCTATAACGACCGAACCGGTCTTAAGGAAGAAATTATTGTTCCTAAGAAAAACGCGGCTATTATAGAGAATCCTCTGTATGCCGTTGTTAACGAACCTAACTCTACTGTTCAGCGTCTGATCCGAAAGCTTAACCTTCTGGATGCTATCGATGAACAGAGCGGTTCTGGAAAGCTCGACTTGATCATTCAGTTACCTTATGTGATCAAGAGTGAAGCTCGTCGTCAACAGGCCGAAAGTCGGCGTAAAGATATAGAGATGCAGTTAGCTGGTTCTAAGTATGGCATCGCCTATACAGATGGCACCGAGCGTATTACTCAGCTTAATCGACCCGTCGAGAACAACCTTTTGAAGCAGATTGAATACTTAACGAGCATGGCTTACGCCCAGTTAGGAATCACTCAGAGCGTAATGGATGGTACTGCCGATGAGAAGACTATGCTGAATTACTACGATCGAACTATCGAACCGATTATCTCGGCAATCGTTGATGAAATGAAACGTAAGTTTCTTACTAAAACTGCTAGATCCCAGTCGCAGTCGATTATCTATGTTCGTAATCCGTTCAAGCTCGTTCCGGTTAATGATCTTGCGGAAATTGCGGATAAGTTTACTAGAAATGAGATCATGTCTTCTAACGAGATTCGTCAGATTATTGGCATGAAGCCTTCTAAAGATCCGAAGGCGGATCAGCTCGTTAATAGTAACTTGAATCAGCCTGAAGAAAAGGCTGCTCCTATCGACAAGACGAATGCGGTATCTAAGGAAGGAGAAGAAATTCAAAATGGAGATGTATGATTTTAGCGGCTGGGCAACTAAGGCTAATCTTAAGTGCTCCGATGGTCTTACTATCCTGAAGGACGCGTTTAAGCACAATAATGGCCAGACTGTTCCTCTTGTGTGGAATCATCAGCATAATGATCCCAATGAAGTTCTCGGTCATGCCCTGCTTGAGAACCGCGAAGAAGGCGTTTATGCCTATTGTAAGTTCAATGACACCGAATCCGGTCGCACCGCTAAGCTCCTTGTACAGCATGGAGATGTGGATGCACTGTCTATCTATGCTAACCAGCTCAAGAAGCAGAATAACTTCGTCTCTCACGGTAATATTCGTGAGGTGAGTCTGGTTCTTGCCGGTGCTAATCCCGGCGCGTTTATTGATTCTGTTATCAAGCATGGCGAAGAGTCTGATGAAGAGGCGGTTATTTATACCGATGAAACCATCAATCTGTATCATGCTGAAATTAAATCCGAAGAATCTAAGAAGGAAGAAAATAAGGAGGAAAAGAACATGGCTGAGGAAACCAAGCAGGTTAAGCCTGAGAGTGAAGAGACCGTCGAGGACGTGTTTAATACTCTTAATGAGAAGCAGAAGACCGTTGTGTATGCTATTATCGGTCAGGCTGTTGAAGATGCTAAGAATGAAGACAATGATGAGGAGGAATCTGAAATGAAGCAGAATGTTTTTGAGAACGATATGAAGGATCAGGGCCATGTTCTGAGCCATGCTGATCAGGAGGCCATCATTGCTATGGCTAAGCAGTCCAATGTTGGTAGCTTTAAGCAGGCTCTCCAGCTCTTTGCCGAGGAGAGTGGCGCTATTCAGCACTCTGAGGATGGCGTGGGTATTTTCGAGGATTACGGTGTGCTCTTCCCCGAGCTTGAGCTTCTGAAGAAGGGCGAGCCCGAAACCCTGTACAAGTATGATCAGAGCTGGGTTACTCCCGCACTGGCAAAGATTCACAAGAGCCCCTTCAGCCGTATTCGTACCCGCTTTGCTGATGCTCGTACCGCTGAGCTGAAGGCAAAGGGCTACCAGAACAAGGGTGATCAGAAGACCATCATGGGTCAGATCAAGATGATCAACCGTGAGACCACCCCTCAGACTATCTACATCAAGGATGCTCTGCATCGTGATGACATCATCGACATCACCGACTTCAGCATCGTTGACTATCAGTGGAAGCAGATGCGCATGGTACTGAACGAGACCATGGTTCTTGCAGCAATGGTTGGCGATCAGCGTGAGGATGGCGACCCCGATAAGATCAGTGAAGAGCACGTACGTCCTATCTGGAAGGACAACGATGAGTATACCATCCATACCGATGTTGACATCGCTGCCGCTAAGGCTGAGCTTCAGGGCTCCGACACCAGCGTACACTTCGGCGAGAACTACATCTATGCTGAATCCATCATCACCGCTGCTCTGTATTCTCGCGAGCAGTTCAAGGGTACCGGTACTCCCGACTTCTATTGCACTCCTCACCTGGTAAACGTAATGCTGCTCGCTCGTGACCTCAACGGCCGCCGCATCTACGACTCCAAGGCTGACCTGGCAAAGGCTCTGAACTGCAACTCCATCGTTGAGGTTGAGCAGTTCGAAGGTCTGACCAGAACTACCGAAGATGGCGACAAGAAGAAGCTCCTGGGTCTGT